AGGACGTTGAACATGCTTCTGACCGCTGAAATAGATAGTGAAGAATGGAAGCCGGTTCTGGAGGCACTTGGAGTAGAGTGTACTTTGGAATCGGCTTTAAATATGGCCATGATCAAAGAAGGGTTGTCCGGTAATGTGAAAGCATATGAGGCGATTGCGAAATATGCCGGACAGAGCGACAAAGCAGACAGTGATTTGGAAGAGCAGGCCGCAAAGATTCAGTTGATGCAGGCTCAGAAAGAGAAAGTTCAGAAAGTAGATCTGGAAGATTCTGAAGACGGCGGTACAAAGGATCCGCATAATGTGATCATTCCAGAACTGTGGGAAATTTTTGACGATCAGGAGCACGAACATCAGGTCATCACATCCGGACGTGCCGGAACAAAGTCGAGTTTTGCAGGAATTCTTGGAATATCAACAATCACTGCTGAAGAGCCGGCAGCTGTTGTTGTTTTGCGCAAGCGCCATAATAAGCTACGCAAGACGGTATACAAAGAGATGATCCGGGCAATCGGACGCCTGGGGCTGAGTAAAGATGATTTTGAAATCGGAGTATCTCCGATGGAGATTCGGCACAAGCGGACCGGGAATGTGATCTATTTTTCCGGATCAGACAGTATCGATGATACGAAGGGTATCATCGATGAGGACAAACCGATCAGACTGGTTATCCTGGACGAGCTGACAGAGTTCTTCGATGTCGGTGAGGGAGAAGAAGAACTGACCAATATTGAGGCAACATTCGTTAGAGGTAATGACGAGTCCTTCCGGATGCTGTATCTTTACAATCCGCCGAAGAACCCGAATGCGGCGATCAATGTCTGGTGTCAGAAGATGGAGCTGCGGCCGGATACAGTCCATAAGCATATTGATTATCGGGATGTGCCGATAAGCTGGATTGGAAAGAAGCTACTTGAATCTGCAGAGCTTCTGAAAGAAACCGACTTTAGATTATACCGTTGGGTATGGCTGGGCGAATGCATCGGAGTAGATGACCTGATCTATTACATGTTCAATGATAATCATCGGCATGAGCCCGAGGCGAAGCATTATAAGCTGATCGGGATAGGAGTGGATTATGGGCAACAGAATGCGACCACTTTCCAGGCTGGCGGAGTAAATATCAATAAGCGGAAGCTGGAGGGGCTCGATGAGTTTTATCACTCTGGAAGGGAATCCGGAAAACAGAAGAGTCCTTCAGATTATGCAAAAGAATTTATAGAATTTACCGATGCACTGCATGAGGAATACTCGTGCGGTGCTTTTTATGTATTCATAGATCCGTCTGCAAAAGGTTTGGCGGAGGAAATAAAGCGTCTTGCCATGCAGACCAGACAATATGGGATTGTTATCAAAGACGCTGAAAATGATGTCGCTGTAGGTATTCAGAGAGTTCAGAAATGTTTGACTTATCAGATCATGAGCATGTCGGAAAAACAGGGGAATCTGATCCGGGAAATGGGGACCTATGAATACGATCCGAAGTCCATTGAGGCAGGAAAGGAAAAGCCACTGAAGATTGATGACCACTGCTGCGATGCATGGAGATACCTGGTGATGGGACTGTGGGACAAGATCAAATACTTCCTTCCGGAAGGTGAAAGGGATGAATGAAATGGATGTTAGAAAATATCTGAATAAAGCAGGGTATGACACGGTGGACGCTTCGTTCTATTCTCTGATCCGCGTTTGGAAAAGCTGGTACGTCGGGGATGTGAATAAGTTCCACAGATACAAGATGTACAACGGCAAGGAACACGTCCCCTGCCGGAGGCTTAGTCTTGGAATGGCAAAAAAATTGTCAGAAGATATTGCGGATCTACTGCTGAATGAGCGGGTGCAGATTACTATTCAGGACGAAATGACGAATGAATTTGTTATGAATGTTCTGGATGACAATAATTTCTCGGTAATTGGGAACGATTATCAAGAAAGAAAAGCCTACACAGGGACCGTGGCATATGTGCCATATCTTGATAATATCGAGGTGAGTGAAGAAGGGACTGTTATTCCGGGAGATTCAGGAAAGATAAAAATCAATTACGTTTCTGCATCAAATATATATCCGTTGTCATGGTGCAATGGATATATTTCAGAGTGTGCCTTTGTATTTCCGAAGGTTATTAATACGAAGAAATATGCGCACATCCAGCTTCATATCTTGGAAGATGGGATATATGTGGTAGAGAATCATGTTGTAGAATGTAGCGCAGGAGTCGGCAAAGAGATCCCCGCGGAAGACTGGCATGATCTGCATGGATTTGAGTCTATGTCGGAAAAGATCTACACAGGATCATCAGAACGGCAGTTTGTGATTGACCGCCTTAATATTGCGAATAATTCGGACCAGGATAATCCAATGGGTGTCGCTATCTTCGCAAACAGTTTAGATGTGCTGAAAGGGATAGATACCGTTTACGATTCGTATATCAATGAGTTTGTTCTCGGAAAGAAAAGAATCTTTGCAGCACCGGAACTGATGGGGACGGATCTCTTGGGAAACCCGGTTTTTGATCCGAATGACGTGGTGTTTTATCAGCTCCCGGAAGGCTACCTCAAAGACGGTGGGAAGCCGATCGAGACTGTAGACATGAATTTGAGAGCGGATGAACATGAGAAGGCGATTAATGACAATCTGAATATGCTGTCAATGAAATGTGGGTTCGGGCAGAATCATTATAAATTTGAGAATGGAAGTGTCCAGACGGCAACCCAGGTGATATCAGAAAATAGTGATATGTACCGCTCTATCAATAAGCATGAATTGATCTTGGAGGCGGTGTTAGATGAACTAATTCGGATCATTGTCAGGCTTGGTGAAGTCCTTGGCGTGGATACAGATCCCGATACGGAGATCGTTGTCAATTTTGATGACTCAATTATCGAGGACAAGCAATCAGAGAGACAGAGTGACAGACAGGATGTCAGCATGGGAGTGATGAGTCATGCTGAGTACCGTGCAAAATGGTATGGGGAGACACTGGAGGAGGCTCAGTCAAATCTTCCAGAGCAGAATCAGATAATGGATGATTCTGTGACGATACCGGGGGCGGGGCGATAACAGAAGTTCAGGGTAAGTCCTTAAATGGAGCACAGACACAAAGTTTGATCGCCATTATGTCTCAGTTTACAGCTGGAGAACTTACAGAAGGACAAGCAGTGAATCTAATATCTACCGCAATTGGCATTGGTAAGGATGAAGCAAGGGCTATTTTAAATGGGGATGTGACGTGAGTTGAACAGAGAGTGCAAAGAAAAGTTCTCCAGGCAGATTGAGAAGAACTATTCTGACCTTGAGATGAGGATCATGCAGGACATTGTCCGGCGTATCAAAAAGGCTGGAAAGATAACCAGCACGGCAGACTGGCAGATCAATCGGCTGCGGATTCTTGGAAATTCTTCTGAAGACATTGAGAAAATGCTGAAAGAAACATTGGATGCATCATATCCTCAGATGTTTGAACTGTATGACAAAGTAATAGACTGGGAATATGTACGAAACAAGGATGTCTATGAACAGATCAATGCGGAATTTATCCCTTATGAGGAAAATGAAGAATTGCAGCAGATTACCAACGTGCTGATCCAGCAGACAGATGCAGATTTACAGAATATTACTCAGAGTCTTGGCTTTTATCTGGACTATGGCGGCGGAAAACCGGTACTTACTCCTCTTGCAGAAGTCTATCAGAAATATCTGGATGCAGCCTGTATGGATATTGTATCCGGTGCATTTGATTACAACAGTGTGATCCGGCGCGTAGTGTCACAGCTGACGAACAGTGGATTGCGTCAGATTGATTATGCTTCGGGGCGCGCGAATCGGGTAGATGTAGCGGCCAGAAGAGCAGTTATGACGGGGATTACACAGCTGACTGGCTATATTTCAAACATGAATGCCGAAAAGCTTGGAACGGAGTATTATGAAGTGGCTTGGCATGCAGGGGCCCGTCCGACACACGCAGTCTGGCAGGGGAAGGTATGGAGTAAAAAGCAGTTGATTACTGTCTGCGGACTTGGTACTGTGACAGGGCTGGAAGGTGTCAACTGCTACCATGAGCGATATCCGTTTATTCCTGGCATTTCTGAGCGAAATTGGACGGATGAGTGGTTGGAGGAGCAGAATCGAAAGGAAAATACTCCGAAAGAGTTCAATGGAAAAGAATATACACTATATGAAGCGAAGCAGCATCAGCGTCAAATGGAGACTGCGATGCGGGCACAGCGGGGAAAAGTACAGCTTCTGAAAGATGGAGACGCTGATCCAGATGATGTTATGTTGGCTAGGGCTAAGTATCAAGGACAGCTAAATGAATATTCAAGATTCAGCCGTAAGATGGGGTTAAAAGAAGAGCGTGAGCGGATATACTATGATATGCGCGGACATATTACAACGAATACAAAGCGCCAGAATGCGAAGTATACTCCGGACATGATCCGAAATGCAACAAAAGATGCAAAGCAGTATGACAGATATAAGAGCATTATTGGAGACGGCGTTGAAAACCTTGCGGATTTCCGCCAGATGAAGTACAATGATCCTAAAGAATTTAGTTTGCTGGCAGATTATACAAATTCTGTCAAAAATGGAATGATTTCACCGTTATCCGGGTTCAGGAATTATAAAACACTTTATGAAATGGTTGAAAAAGATATTGTTGGGTTAAAAACATCTACGGGAATAAAAATGACTGGTCAGAGCAAACATTTCATGGAGAGAGTGATTGGGACCAAGGAAGACCCGAAGACACACCGACCAAGAAGCGGGGTAAGCATCGAAGATATACAAGATGCACTTCTTAACGGAACGCCCAGGATTAGGGAAAGGGACCCGAACAGTATAAAGTATGAAACTGATAAATGTATAGTATCTGTAAATCCAAAGACAGGGATTCTGATACAGTGTAATCCAAGATAGGAGGTGAGGATCAGTGGTGCTAAAATTGGATAAAGAAATGGCAGAACTCCTTTCGAGCGAAGTGGAAGATATAGAGCCATTGATTATGGATCGGAGAGAGAAGTCAGGAGATACAGTGGAATTAGATGTATCGGACATCGATGAAGTACAGTTTCTGATAAATGATGAGATTGTATACAGAGGTCTTGACAATCAGGAAACAGTAAATGATTTGGGTAAAAAGCTATATGCGTTGTATGATGAAATACTTTATCAGAAACACAATAATTAGTACCGTTCATTCGTATGAGTGAGCGGTATTTTTATACTCTTTTGCAGGAGGTGAATACGAAGTGATACGGCTGTGCATCAGAAAAAACGGAATACAGATGAATGGACATGCGGGATATACTGGTCCAGACGGAATTGACCGGGTATGCTCCGCTGTTTCGGCGTTGACTTGTGCGATGATCAACGCACTTTCTGATCTATGCGGAGAACGGATAAGGACAGATACCGGATCAGGAATGACAGTGGTTGAATGGGAGAACCTATCAGATGGAGGGAAACTGCTGGTAGATGCGTGGTTTCTTGGTTTGGTTGATATTGACCGAGAGTATAACTGTATAGAATTTCAGTAGATGGACACCCGGTTAGGGTGTTTTTCTTATGCCCAAAACGTGAAGGCATAAAAAGCTCGGGTGCCTGTCGAGGCGAAACGGAGGTAAAAGAAAATGAAGAAAAGGATGAACTTAAAGATTTTTGAAGATGGCGCAGGAACTGCATCTGCTACTGGGCAGGGCGGAAGCGCAGGGGCTGGCAACGGCAGCCAGAACGGAAATGCCGGGGGTGCATCCGGGGCACATGGAACCGGGACATATACTTATGAACAGGCTGAAGAAATTGCAAGTGCACGGGCAAATAAAGCCGAGAGAGCTGCATTGGTCAATTATTTTCGTAGCCAGGGCATGACAGAGGATGAAGTAACACAGGCAATCCGTGATTTCAAAGAACAGAAAGCAAAAAGGAAGCCTAACACAGAGCAGATGCAGCATGATCTCGATGAAGCCTTAAAGGAGAATGCAAGGATGAAGAACGAGAAGATCCTTGCAGAAAAAGGCGTTAAATCTGAAGACCTGGACTATGTCATGTTCAAAGTAGAGAAGATGGTCGACGACAAGACCGACTTTAAAAAGGCAGCAGAGAAATATTTGAAAGAAAATCCCAGATTTGTTGGATCAGGACGTGGAACTGGAATTTACAGAGTGAGTACCGGTTCTCAGTCTGGTGGAACCGGCGGGGATGGATCTTCAAACGACAGTATCAATGCCGCAATTAGAAGGGCGGCAGGAAGGCAGGTATAAATGAACAGAAAAAGAATGAATTTAAGGATGTTTGAAAATGATGTAGCCATCATTGACCGTACAGGAGCGGATACACTGATCCCGGAAGAAAGAGCCAGAGAGATTATTCAGGGCGTTGTGACGCAGTCAGCGGTATTGTCCCAGGGGCGTAGGCTCCCGAATATGTCTAGCAGAACTTACCGTATGCCAGTTCTGGATATGCTCCCGCTGGCGTACTTCGTGAACGGAGATATTGGACAGAAAAAGACTACGAAAATGGCATGGGATAAAAAGATTATTACCGCTGAGGAGATTGCGGTAATCGTTCCGATTCCGGAATCTGTACTCGATGATTCAGAGTATGATATCTGGGCTGAGGTAAGACCAAGAGTTGAAGAAGCTTTTGGAAAGGTAATCGATGGAGCGATCCTTTTTGATGAGAATAAACCGGATTCCTGGAGAGATGGAATTGTAACGACAGCTACAAAAGCAACCAGCGTAGTGACGCTTGGAGCATCTGATGATTTATACGACAAGATCATGGGAAAAGATGGTGTGATCGCAAAAGTAGAGGAGTCGGGATTCTTCGTTACAGGGCATATGGCGGACATCTCAATGAGAGCGAAATTGCGTGGGCTGAAGGACAGTACCGGAAATCCGATCTTTAAATCTGACATGCAGAACGGTACAAGATATTCGTTGGATGGATCCACAATGAATTTTCCGAACAACGGAGCATTTGACAAGTCTAAGGCACTGATGATTTCGGGAGATTTTTCGCAGTTGGTATATTCTATCAGGCAGGATATCACGTTCAAGCTGTTTACCGAAGGTATTGTACAGAACACAGACGGAACTATTGCGTACAACTTGATGCAGCAGGATATGGTAGCCCTGAGAGCAGTGATGAGAATTGGATGGGAGATCCCAAATCCGATCAATTCCCTGAAGACTGATAAATCAAAGAGATGCCCGTTTGCAATTATGAAATCTGGATCTTGATAGGAGGTGCAAGGAATGCAGATTGTGGATGCTATTAAAAACCTTACAATCGCAATGAAAGGTAGCGGATCTGTGGATGAAATTACTACAGATCAGATTGCCGGAGCAATTCAATACATGGCGGATAACTGGGATGAAATTTCTTTCGGAATAGGCAGTGGAGAACCTTATGAACTTCCTGTAGCATCGGAGGTTGCTTTGGGAGGAGTGAAAAAGGCTGCCACTGTTGCGGCTGTTTCGGAAGCGGATGCGACTGCTGCAGGGGAAGCTTATGATCAGACGGTGGCTCAGAGTGCGGTGACACTGGTAAATGCCAATAAAGACGCTATCAATGCTATACTGACAAATCTAAAAGCGGCTGGGATCATGGCGTAAGGAGGCAATTATGTGAAAGTTGAATATGAATATTATACAGAAATTTATGGAGGGACTAAGATTTTAGAAAAAGAGTGGCTGAGAATTTCGCAGAAAGCAGAACAGCGGTTGAACAGTTATACTTTTGGCCGCCTTCCTGATGACTGGGAAGGAGAAAGCTGGTGTGACAGGGCAAAATGCGCAGTATGTGAGATGACAGAAATCCTATATGCAGATGAGAAAAGAAGCGGAAAGACATCAGAGAATACAGATGGATATTCCGTATCATACGATATAGAAAAGTCTCTTGACAGTACGCTTTATGATGTTGTGCGGGTTTATCTCGGCGATACCGGCCTCCTGTATGCGGGGGTATGTCGATGCTGACGAACACTGATATCACGATCTATAACCGAAAATATGATCCGGAATCCAGGCTTGATACCTGGAGCCGGGTATATATCTCGGAAGCCTGGTGGTATAAGAACGAAAAGGCCTCGATTACAACAGAAGGTCTGAAACAGGCAGATGTCTTTACGATCCGGATTCCGGATACGAGCATTGCTTTGAAAAAGGATGATTATATCGTAAAAGGAAACTGTGATGTGGAGATGAAGACTGTGAAGGAGCTTGACGGCTTGGAGAAGACCAGGATCACCTCAGTCAATTACAATACGTTCGGTGATAACCCTCATATTAAGGTGGTTGGAGCGTAATGGCGAAAGGGAAGAAAAAGTTTGAGATTAAGACGACAAAAGGGACAATTTATACGCAGAGTTCCAAGGGTGGCAAAGTAACAGCACGGCTGGAATGGAATCCTGGATTTGAACCGAGTATGGAAAAAGGCTTCGAAAATGCCCAGGCGTTTGTGGACTCTGAATGTATCCGCCGGATGAATCCAGAGACACCGCGAAATACAGGAGCACTGATTAAGTCGGCAACCCTTGGCACTGTGATCGGCAGTGGAGAGATTCATCAGATTGCACCGTATGCTCGCCGGCAGTATTACGAACATAAAGAAAAATCGCACTGGTTTGAACGGATGAAAAACCGACATAAGGACTCTATTCTGAAAGGAGCTGCGAAATATGTCAAATCTCATTGACAGTATACGGAAGTTTATCCTGACCTGCCCATTTCTCCAGGGCGGTCGTGTAAATGTGGACTATATCGGGGAAGAAATGGGATATTCTATCGATCCGCTTCCCTGTGATCCGATTGTGCAGCGTTACATTGATGGCGGCGCCAAGAAACAGTTTCAGTTTGCTTTCACAAGCCAGGAGGAATATGACCAGGATGCCCGGATCAATATTGAAAACAGTGGTTTCTTTCAGTCGTTTGATGAATGGCTGGAAGAACAGAGCTTTATGGGGAACTTCCCGGAACTGGAGGATGGGAAGCTCCCTGTTTTAATGGAAACTTTAAACAGCGGCTATCTGTACGATGTGAATGAGATCAATGCAAAATATCGTATAGAGTGCCGCTTGATTTATGTACAGGAGGTATAAAACAAAATGGCAGATACGAAACCGAAAATTGTGAGACGCTCTCAGGTAGTAGCTTTCATGGATACGGACAAAACCGGCAGCGCTCAGAAACTGGAACGAATGACGGGATTTACTACTATGACTAACAGCAAGAATCCAAAAGAGTATTCCAGACAGTATGTGGATGAGGATGCGGAGCGTTCGGATGTGGTGGGGTATGCGCCGTCTATCGAGTTTTCTTATGACAGGCATACCAATACGCCTGTTCATGACAGACTGTCCGAGATCCACGATAAAGAACTTCTGGGAGATGACGCTCATGTAGATATTGTGAGAGTGGAACTTTTTACTGAGGATGAACAGAAGCGTTGTAAGGCAACAAAACGAACTTATGCGGTAATTCCGGATACTGATGGTGATGGAACGGATGCGATGATCTATTCCGGTACGTTCAAATCAGTATCTGAGATTGAAGAAGGATATGCAACTTCTGAAGACAACTGGAAGACAGCAACTTATACAAAGGGTAAAATTCCAGAAGATTAAAAAGAAACGGAGATGAATCTATGAGCCTTTGGAAATGGAATGATGTAGAGTTGGAAATCGATATGGAAGATTATGATTTCCTGCATAAATACGAGAAAGCTTTTGAAACTTTAGAAAAGAAGGAATCAGAACTACAGAAAGTGGGAACGCAGACTGTCATTATTAAAGAATACTGCGACATGTTTTATCAGCTCTTTGATGATATATTCGGTCCTGGTACGGGAAATAAGCTGTTTGACGGAAAGAAAAATACCCGAATTTGTGAAGAATGCTATTCGGATTTTATTGCTGAATGCAATAAGGGAGTACTGGAAGCCAATAAGCGTAGAAATGCGATGATGAACAAATTCAAGCCAAATAGAGCACAGGGAAGGGCATCTGGAAAGAAGTGATTGGATGAATCTGTTTTATGAGGAATATCCGAAAGTCCTTGAGGTTCATGGAGAGTTTTATCCAATCATCACGGATTTTAGAGAATACATCCGTCTTTTAGATATGCTGAAATGCAAGGAGCTGAATGAAATTCAAAGAATTATGATTCTGGGGGAATACTTTTTAACAGATATTTCCATTGACCAGGAGGCCATTCATGCCTTAACCGGCTTCGTTACTATGGACTTAAAAGAGAAAGAAAATAATTCAGATAGTGAAGAAGAAGGGGAAGGGCAGGAAGAGACGGAAAAGAAAAATCTGTTTTCTTATGAGATTGATTATCCCTACATCCTTTCTGGATTTCTTCGAGACTATGGAATCGATCTGGAGACAGTGGAATACCTGCACTGGTGGAAATTCCGGATGTTATTTGATGGTCTGTCGGATGATACTGAGATCAAGCAGCGGATTATGTACAGAGGGATCAACCTATCAGATATTAAGGACAGAGATGAAAGAAAACGGATATTAAAAATTCAGCGTTCCATTCAGCTCCCAGCGGAGGAGCTGACCGACTATGAGATCGGACATGCCTTCGCGTAAGGTGGTGATGACTTGAAAAAATTGAAAAAACCACTCTTGGTGCGAAAATGGTACTATTGTCCGTACTGCCATACAAAAATTGTTGTGTATGACAATGCTGCAAAGGCGGAAGGGGTCTATATTAAATGCCGTACATGTAAAAAAGAAATTGAAATCAAAATATAAAGCGCTTTAAAGTGAGCCGAAGAGCCTGCGCTATTCACGGAAGGGAGTGGATAGTATGGCGGGCTATGATGGCTCATTAAAATTCGATACAGAAATATCGGAAAAAGGTTTTAATAATGGAATTACAAAACTTGGAAGTTTGACAAAGGGTGGACTGTCAGTTTTAACCGGTGCAATCGGAAGTGTTACAGCTGCGCTTGGTGCCGGAGCAGTAGCAGGAGTGAAGTATAACGCATCGATCGAAACGTACCAGACGTCGTTTGAGGTTATGACTGGATCAGCTGAAAAAGCTGCGGAAGTCATTGACCGGTTGAAAAAGGTTGGTGCTGAGACACCATTTGAACTCTCTGATCTCGCTGATACAACACAGCTCTTAATGAACTATGGCCTTACAGCGGATGAGGCTATGGACAAGATGATGATGCTTGGGGACATCTCTCAAGGTTCTGCGGATAAAATGTCTCGTATCGCTATGGCATACGGTCAGATGTCTTCTGCCGGGAAGGTGCAGCTGGAAGATGTTAAGCAGATGATTGAGGCTGGATTCAACCCGTTACAGGAAATCAGCGAGTCAACGGGTGAATCCATGTCGTCATTATATGACAGGATCAGCAAAGGAACGATTTCTGTCGATGAGATCACAGCTTCTATGGAGCGCGCTACATCTGAAGGTGGGAAATATTACCAGTCAATGGAGAAACAGTCACAGACATTTGATGGCATGATTTCCACGCTGAAAGATAATGCACAGCAGCTTCTTGGAGATGTAGTACAGCCAATATCGGACAGCATGGTAAGTACTTTGCTTCCAGCTGCGATCGACTCCATTAATCAGATGGCGAACGCGTTCCAGACACAGGGAGTAGATGGGCTGATACAGGCTGGAAGCCAGGTATTGGTTAATCTTCTGACTGGCATTGCACAGGCGTCACCGAATATGATTACCACAGCAGTACAGGTCATCCAGGCATTTATTACAAGCTTAAATACAAATCTGCCACAAATGCTGTCAGCAGGTGGGCAGATTTTGATAACGCTGGCGCAGGGGATTATATCTCTACTTCCATCACTGGGACAACTGGCACTTAACATTATTTTGAATATGGCGAACGCTATCTCAGCGAATGCGCCACAGATGATTCCGAAAGCAGCAGAAGTACTGCTTAATTTTGCACAGGGGATCATAAGTAATCTGCCTAAAATTGTAGACGCTGGAATCAATATGTTGATTTCACTGGCAATGGGGGTGGCAAACGCATTGCCACAGCTGATTGAAAAGGTCCCGAAACTGATCAATGAATTTTGTGCAAAAATTGACTCTTTGTTGCCAAAGCTGCTTGCAGCCGGAATTGGAGTTATTGTGACACTTGGAATGGGGATCATTCAGTCCATTCCAACTATCATTGCAAATGCTGGAGAAATTGTAAAAGCAATTCTGAATGTGATTACGCATTTGAATCTGTTTAGTACAGGTGCCAATATTATTAAAGGTCTTGGAAGTGGAATAAAAAGTTTATTCGGTAGTATCGGATCAATAATAAAAAGTTTAATTACCAAAATTAAGAATCCGTTCAATATTGATTGGAGTTCTATTGGTAAGAATATTGTGAATGGTATTGCGAACGGCATCAGAAATTTTGCTGGATCTATTGTGAGTGCGGCAAAGAGTGCGGCCAAAAGTGCTTTAAATGCAGCCAAAAGTTTCCTTGGAATTCATTCCCCGTCAAAAGTATTTCAGGACGAGGTAGGAAAATATATGGCTCTTGGTATGGGAGTAGGATTTGAGAAGAACATCCCTGTTGATGATATGAAACATGGACTGAGTGCATCTGTCCGAGCTCTACAGAAGAGGAGTGTTGAAATTACATCGGCATCAACTGGAGCTTCTGGGAATGTCTGGATTGACAGAGGGACTATGACAAGATCAAATAATGAAGATGTTCAGAACTTAATGAAAGCAGTAAAGCAACTGACCAGATATGCAAATCGGCCAGTGGAAGCGGCGTTGGTAGTGGATGGAAAAACAATGGCAAAAACGATTGTAAAGCCTATGAAAAAAGAAATGGAAAGAATTGAGAAAATAAACAACAGATTGAGGGGTGAAAGATAAGTGAGTATGTCAGTTTTGTTTAATGACACGGAATTAAATAAATATATTCATGTCCTCAATGGATTTACTTCCAGAGCGGGAGTTGATTGGGATCCTCAGCTTCTGGAGATTGGAAATACAGCACGGGGATCAATCTTTCAGGAAACAACATACCGCGCCAAAGAGATTCCTATGCCGTTTGAGATTAATGGGAATATAGAAAAGAATTATAATGATCTGATGCGGGTGCTTAATGTAGATAAGCCCAAGCCTTTAATTTTTGGTGATACTCCTAATAAGGTATATTATGCGGTGCCATCAGGGGGGCTGGATCTGGAGGAAGTTTTATATTACGGCAGTGGGACGATTACCTGGCTGATCCCAGACGGAGTAGCCCATTCGGTTGCTGAGAAAACTGCGGAGAATTATGGTAGTAATCAGATCACTCTGGAGAATAATGGGACAGAGTCGGTTCCTATTAACATCAAAGCCACCATGAAGTCAGATAACGGCTACATTGCGTTTACCCTGGGAGACCGGTTCTACCAGATCGGGAAACCGGAAGAGGTAGACGGAAAGCATTATGAGGAATCGGTGAAGCTGTTTGATGACCACCTGTATGAAGATAAAGGGTGGTTAGTAAACCAGGGGATCACCCCACCGGTTACATCTGAGCGGTTGCAGAATGGTGTTGTTAAATATGTAAAAGAGAGTACAAATGAAGGGTATGCGATGACAAAGGACTATGGAAATGGCAATTCCTGGCATGGGGCATCCCTTACAAAAATAGTTCCGAAAGATGTAAATAACAAATATCCGGTCAACTGGAAAGTTGCGTACCGTTTTGACTTTAATACGGATGGGGCTGTTTTCAAAGGAGTACAAGTCGGGCACACTTCCGTGACAATGATCGATGAACATGACGACATTATCTGTTCTATTATTTTTGAAGATACTTCTCCGGTAAACGAGTATTATTACATGGCGGTATTTATCGGTAATAAAAATGTATGGCATACGGACAGTACATTCCCAATGGCAAAAAAAGGAGTTACAGCAAGAGGAGATTATGGTCCTGCTGTTACAGCGGAAAAAATAGGAAACCAGGTTACGATCCGGTTCAATAATTTCGGTATCTGCAAAACGTTTTATGTAGATAACCCGGAGGCGGAGCTGAGAAAAATTACATGGTATGGGGCAGCTTATAAAGATAACTTTCATACCGAAAACAATGTGTTGCGCGCGCTCCATGTGATAAAGCATAATGTCGAGCGGTATGAGGATATCCCGAACTATTTTTCCAATGGAGATATTGTAGAAATAGACGGGGCATCCGGAAGTGTTTATATTAATGATGCTTATGATACGGATGTGGCGGATATTGGCAGTCAGCCGCTTCTTCTCCCTCCGGGCCAGCATACATTGGGAATCATTACATCCAGTTTTGCGTCCGTACCGGATGTGGAAGTCACATATCAAGAGAGGTGGATTTAATGCAATGGTTTATTATCGGGCGGGATATGCACGTGCTGTGTACCCCGTCCACAGATTTGCCGCAGACACTTCCCATTGATGACAGCGGGGATAGTCTGGGACAGGAGATCTCTATCATAAATAACAGTGCGGTGGGGGCCTATGATTTTACGACGGATCCCCGGCATCCGGATTCCGTATATATCACAGAGGGAAATTATATTGCGTTCCGGGATAAGTATGGCAAGGATCGGCTGTATACAATCATGTCCATCGAAGGAGATGAAGAATGGACCGTTCACTGTGAGGATATCGGATTGGATCTGATCAATGAGTATGCCGTTCCGTGGGATTATACAGCAAGATCCATTGAGGATACGCTGAGCGTAGTGTTGCACGATTCCGGCTGGGAAATCGGAATCAATGAAGTGTCAAGCTACAAGCGAGCAACCAAATTCGAGGGGACTACAGACAGCCAGCTCACCCGGATCGGGGATGTGTGTAATCAGTTTGACGCAGAGTGCGAGTTTGCCATTGAAATGAAAGGCGCAAAGGTGACAAAGCAGGTCATCAACATTTATAAGACACTGGGGGAAGATAAGACCCAGCAGCGCTTCATCGATAATATCAACCTGATCTCCCTGTCCCGGTCCGGGAGCATCGAGGATCTGATTACCTGTATCCGGTGTTACGGGAAAGAGGACGAGAATGGGAATAAGCTTACGATTGCTGATATTAGCTACGATGATGGGCGGTATTTCAGTCCGAAAGGCGAGCATCGGATTTACGACCGGGAGGCAAGGAATAAGTGGTCCCGGTTCCGCGCATATGACTATGAAGGGCAAGGCGAGTTTGACGGCTATATCGTTGGGACATTTGAGTACGACACAGATGATGCCAACGAGCTTTTAAACCGGGGACTGACAGAGTTGAAGAGCCGGAATGATGTGAAAGTGACGTATGAAGCAAGTCTGTATGATCTAAGGGCGGATATCGGAGATACCGTGCAGATTGCGGATAACCGGTTCCAGGAAAAAGTCTATCTTTCAGCCCGGATCCAGTCAGTGCGTAATCATTATACGGTCTCCGGACAGGACAGCGGGGTGCTTGCCAATTATAAGATCCTGACATCGAATCCGACATCCCAGGTGACGCAGATCATGGAGCAGTTAAAAGATCAGATTGTCAGTGTAAAATCTACCGAGATTACATACCAGATTGGCAGCTCTGGAGTGGAAGCTCCGACGGGGGCATGGCTTACGGATCCGCCTCAGACACAACCGGGAGACTATCTGTGGACCCGGAAGATCACCACCTATACCAACAACAGCCAGACGTTGGAATACTCCGTTTCCAGGAATGGGAACGATGGAGAAAAAGGAGAACAGGGGAAACCGGGAGTAGATGGCAAAAGTAGCTATACCCATATCGCTTATGCCAACAGCGCAGATGGAAGGACAGATTTCTCTGTATCGGATCCAGACCGGGATTATATTGGAATGTATGTAGATTCGAAGCTTGCTGGCAGCACAGATCCAACGGATTACGCATGGAGCAAGATCAAGGGAGCGGACGGCACCCAGGGGATTCCAGGGAAAGCGGGAGCAGATGGGAAAACGCCATATCTTCACATTGCCTATGCAAACAGTGCGGATGGAAAGACCGGATTTTCCATAACAGACAGTGCCAATAAACTTTACATCGGGCAGTATACAGATTATACATCAGCCGATAGTACGAACCCAGCCAAGTATTCCTGGTCCAGGATCAAGGGAGAGGATGGAAAAGACGGGGAGAATGGTGTAGGGATTAAGGATGTGGAGGAGTATTACGCAGTATCTACCTCCAACACCACGGCTCCTTCTACATGGAGTAAGTCCGTGCCGACCATGACGACGACCAATAAATATCTTTGGAACTATGAGAAAATCATTTATTCTGATGAGACGTTCCGGGAGAGTGAGAAACGGGTGATTGGTGTTTATGGAAATACTGGAAGTACAGGAGCCCAGGGGAACGGGATTTCCAGTATTACCAATTACTATCTGGCCAGTACGGCTGCCAGCGGTGTAACAACGGCATCTTCTGGCTGGACGACGACCATACAGACCACGACAACGTCTAAGAAGTATTTGTGGAACTATGAAAAAATCACCTACACGAATGGGACATCCGTCAATACAACCCCAGTGATCATCGGAACTCATGGGGCTACCGGTCCAACAGGTGCGACAGGAGCAGATGGAAAGGATGGTCGTGGCGTGAAATCCGCAGCAGTAACCTATCAGGCATCCTCCAGCGGAACGACAGTGCCGACAGGAACCTGGAGCTCTTCGGTTCCAAGCGTCAGTGCGGGGCAGTACCTCTGGACCAGAACCGTGATTACTTACACGGACAGCACTACCACGATCCTGTATTCTGTAGGGCGAATGGGAAGCAATGGATCGGCCGGGGCAGCGGGCAAAGGGGTCTCATCCATTACAGAGTATTATCTGGCATCTGCAAGCTCTTCTGGCGTGACGACCTCTACATCTGGGTGGACAACGACGATCCAAACGATCACAACAAGTAAGAAGTATTTGTGGAATTACGAAGTGGTGAAGTATACAGATGGAAGCTCTACAACTACCAGTCCCGTGATTATTGGTGCCTACGGAAATACTGGAGCCACCGGAGCGACGGGTCCACAGGGTGCTACTGGACCTCAAGGTCCACAAGGAAAACCGGGAGCAACGGGAGCCACCGGAGCGACGGGAAACGGGATTTCTTCTGTAACGAATTATTATCTCGCAACCACTTCTGCAAGTGGCGTGACGACTTCAACAAGTGGCTGGACAACAACGGTACAGACGGTCACAGCAACGAGGAAATATCTCTGGAATTATGAGATTGTGAAGTATACGAATGGAAACAGCTCCTCCACAGTGCCGCATATCATTGGGGTATACGGAGATAAGGGGGCCACCGGAGCGACGGGTCCACAGGGTGCTACTGGACCTCAAGGTCCACAAGGAAAACCGGGAGCAACGGGAGCCACCGGCCCTGCTGGGGCGGACGGAATTAGTATGATCTTGTCGAATGAAGCTATCGCCTTACCGTGTGACATCGGAGGGAATCCGCTTGACTATTCACCTGCCACTGGTACAGCGTATGTATATAAGGGAGCATTGGATGTAAGCGCAAGCGCAACATGGACAGTATCTTGGAGCGGAATGACAGGAACATGGACGGCATCCACACGGACATATAAGGTTACAGCTATGTCGGCGGATGTTGGGAAATTGACTATTAAAGCCGTTTACTCTGGCGCAACGATGACAAAAGTATTTACTGTCACCAAAGCGTTGAAAAACATCAAGGTAAACGAATTATCTGCTATTTCTGCCAATCTTGGGGATGTCACGACAGGAAAACTTACTAATATATCAAATGGGAGAAAGGCACTTGTTATCGAAGAAAACGCTATCGAATTCTATAATTTTGTAAAAGATGGCGGATTTTGTGGAAGAATACGAGGAAATAATTTTACGCACGATGTAGGACAGAATACTATATATGTCGAATTAAATTACGGAATTGAATTTGTTGGTAAAGTTCCAGGTTCTCCGGATGAATATACGGATATGGCATATTTGTACCCTGACGGTTTTGCGTTTTCTGTTCCATTTTATCATTACGGCAAGAATATGGATCGTATATTCAACAATTTACCGGAAGATACAAAAGGAGCAATTGACCTTTTAAATGGAAGAATACAGGCATTTTCGGCATCTATTAGCATATCAAAAGCGAATACCTGGGAGACGCAGGTTGTGAAGTTCCCAAAAGCTTTTAAGAAAGCACCGATTGTAATTGTACAGGCACAGACTGGGCAGAATGATACCTCAGTATGGGCTGACGGTGCCACTACTACGCAGTTTACATTACACAAGTATCGGCCTAGTACGACTGCTTTTGGGGTGCAGGTAATCGCAGTTTCAGCTTAAAAGAGAAAAATAAAAATCAGGAGGAAGAACGATATGTATACATTAACGGAGAAGACAATAACGCTAAGAGGAGTCAGCCGGATCAAGGTAGATGAAACAGAAGTAGATGTAGTGGCCTTTGAGGCAGTCATCAGTTCAGCAGATCCGGTAAATATGACCATTGCATCTAGTGCAGTGGATCCGGAAAAGTATAAGGAAAATATTGGACAGTGCCGAGAAGATGAAGATGCCTTTCGTGAGTATGTCCATCAGATTCAGGATGAGATGATTAGAGACTCAGAAGCATAAGACAGAGGAAAAGAAGATGACAGAGATCAGAGCGAGACCGTGAACCGGTCTTATTTTTGTGTAAAAAAAAGACAATGGAAAGGCAGATCAGATGAAAGAATTATTACTGGAAACCTATACGATTATCTTGCCTATTCTCTTGGGATATATTGTTTGGCTGTTGAAACAGCAGAAAAAGAGCAGGGATGCAAACAGTAAAGGAAC